CTTGGTGATGGCAATTTGGGTGAGGCAATTCTTGGCGCGCAATCTATCCCTACAACTTTGACCGGCGACACTACCCTGACCGGCGCTCAAGTAGCTGCTGGCCTAGTTGTGTGCAACAAAGGTAGCGACGCAACGCTGACCGTCACTCTTCCTACGGCTACTCTGCTGGACGCGGCTGTTCCTAGCGCTAAAGTAGGTTCGTCGTTTGAGTTGACAATCTGCAACAACAATAACACCGGCTCGTCATCTACTGTTCCAGTTACCACTGGCACAGGCATTACGATCTTCGGTTCTGTTACTGTCCCACGTTTTGGCGCACACACTTACATGTTTGTTCGCACTGGCGATGCTGCTTATTCAGCATTTCTGAAGTAAATCTGCGGGGGCTTCGGCCCCCGTTTTTAAAGGATTAAAAAATGGGCAATACCAAATCAATTGGCGTTGCGTACAGCGACCAAGACATTGACGGCGGCACGATTGGTGCAACTACGCCCTCAACTATTGTTGGCACCACTGTTTACGCTACTTCCGAAATCGGCTATTCTGCTGCCGCGCAAGGTACTGTAACGCAAGCCACCAGCAAATCAACAGCAGTTACGCTAAATACATCTGCTGGCCGCATTACAATGAATAACGCATCATTGGCGACTGCAACTAACGCAACTTTTACACTAAACAATTCGATAATTGGCGCAAACGATGCGGTAATTTTGACTATTTCTGGTGGTCAAACAACCCCTGGCTCATACAATGTATTTGCTAATTCGCTTACCGCTGGTTCCGTTAGCATTACTTTGCGTAATATTTCAGGTGGGTCGTTGTCTGAAGCCGTGGTAATTAACTTTGCTATTGTTCACTGCACGTCATAATTAAGGCGGGGCTTCGGCCCCGTTCTCCCATGCCTATTATTTATCTACAGCACCCCGTTCACGGCTTCAAAATCGCCAACATGGAAATGGAAGCTGAGTCTGATGAACAAAACGGTTGGGAACGCTATAATCCCGACACGCCTTCGGCTCCCGAAGTAGTGGCGCCTGAAGTAGAAGCGCCTGAAGTAGCGGCGCCTACCAATGAGCTAGAGGTTAAACGTCGTCGCGGTCGCCCCCCTGTAGGCGCAGCGTCTTAAAGGAGCAGGCATGGCCACTACTGCTGGCGATCAAATCAACAGAGCGTTGCGGTTGTTGGGTGTGTTGGCCGAAGGCGAAACGTCTTCAGCTTCGGTAATGCAAGATGGTTTGACCGCTTTAAATCAAATGATCGACTCATGGAACACGGAGCGTCTGGCCGTGTTTTGTACTGAAGATCAGGTGTTCAACTGGCCGCCGGATCTAATCACCCGCACCCTTGGCCCGACCGGCGATTTCGTCGGCAATCGTCCTATTCTGATTGACGATGCAACGTATTTCCGTGATCCGCAGACCAACGTGTCTTACGGCATCAAGCTGATCAACCAGCAGCAGTACAACGGCATTGCGGTCAAGACGGTCACCAGCACCTACCCGCAGGTTATGTTTGTGAACAACACGTTCCCAGACATCACCATGACGATCTACCCCAAGCCAACGCGTGTTTTGGAGTGGCACTTTGTGTCGGTGCAGCAGCTGACCCAACCGGCTAATCTTGCTACGCAGTTACATTTTCCGCCGGGTTACCTGCGCGCGTTTGTGTACAACTTGGCTATGGAGTTTGCGCCAGAGTTTGGCGTTGAACCGTCGCCGCAAGTTGTTCGGATTGCAATGACGTCTAAACGTAACCTGAAGCGGATCAACAATCCTGACGACATCATGTCGATGCCTTATTCGTTAGTTGCGACTCGTCAGCGGTTCAACATCTACGCAGGTAACTATTAAGCCGTGAAAACGCCCATCCTTGGCTCCGCGTATGTGGCCCGCAGCGTCAATGCTGCGGATAACCGCATGATTAATCTCTTCCCTGAGATTGTTCCTGAGGGCGGCAAAGAACCGGCATTCTTGCAGCGCGCGCCAGGACTGCGACTGTTAGCCACAGTAGGTTCGGGGCCGATTCGCGGTCTATGGACGTTTGGCAATTTTGGCTACGTCGTGTCAGGCAACCGTTTGTATAAGATCGACAGCAGCTACACCGCTACGTTAATAGGCGCCATTACCGGCACGGGGCCGGTGTCCATGGCAGATAACGGCACGCAGCTATTTATTGCGGCCGACGGTCCCAGCTACATTTACAACGCCTCTACCCTTGCGTTCCAGCAGATTAACGACCCCGACTTCCCTGGTGCGGTGACCGTGGGCTTTCTGGACGGCTATTTTGTTTTTAACGAACCCAACAGCCAAAAGGTGTGGGTGACCAGTCTGCTGGACGGCACGTCTATCGACCCACTGGATTTTGCCAGCGCTGAAGGTTCGCCTGATGGGCTAGTGTCGTTGATTGTCGACCACCGGGAAGTTTGGTTGTTTGGCACCAACTCTGTTGAAGTATGGTACGACGCTGGTACCACCGACTTTCCGCTCCAGCGCATCCAAGGCGCGTTTAACGAGATTGGCTGTGCTGCGGCCTATTCTGTTGCCAAGCTCGACAACAGCGTATTTTGGTTAGGCAAGGACGCTCGTGGGCAAGGTGTCGTCTACCGAGCCAATGGCTACACCGGCCAGCGCATCTCAACCCATGCAGTGGAGTGGCAGATCCAGCAGTACGGCAATCTGGCGGACGCCATTGGCTACACCTACCAGCAGGACGGCCACAGCTTCTACGTGTTGGTGTTCCCCAACGCTAACACGACGTGGGTCTACGACGCTGCCACGCAGGCATGGCATGAGCGTGCTGGCTGGCAAAATGGCCAGTTTGTGCGGCACCGCAGCAACTGCCAGATGGCGTTTAATAGTGAAGTGATTGTTGGCGACTACGAAAACGGCAACATCTACGCGTTCGATCTGGACGACTACAGCGACAACGGTCAGATCCAAAAGTGGCTGCGGTCGTGGCGGGCGCTGCCCACCGGCCAGAACAACTTGAAGCGTACCGCGCACCACAGCTTGCAGCTTGACGTGGAGTCGGGTGTGGGGCTAAATGTCGGCCAAGGCAGTGACCCCGAGGTTATGCTGCGCTGGTCAGACGACGGCGGCCACACCTGGTCTAACTACCACACCGCTAAGATTGGCAAGATCGGCGAATATTACCGCCGGGTGTTCTGGCGTCGGCTAGGCATGACGTTAAAGCTGCGCGACCGGGTGTACGAGCTGTCGATGACCGATCCGGTCAAGACCGCCATCATGGGCGCCGAACTGCTAATTAGCCCGACCAATGCCTAGCCCGCCTAACATTACAAATATTACGCCGCCGCGCGTGCCGTTAATTGACGAGCGCACGGGGCTAATCTCGCGCGAATGGTATCGGTTTTTCTTAAATCTGTTTAATCTGACTGGCGGCGGCAGTAATGTAACGTCGCTAACTGATTTGCAACTTGGGCCGCCCACGCCGCAACAGGAAGACTTGGTTGACATTATTATTGATGTCGAGGCGACTAAAATTCAGCCGACTGAAGAATCGGCTAATGAGCAGATTGCTGAACTTGCCAAGCAAGTTGAAGGGTTGTTAACTGCGTCTGTTCCGCCGGTTAATTTTTTAACCAGTGGGTCTTCTATTTTATACGGCGACAATTTGGGCGGTTTTAGCAACGTCACAATTGGGTCGGGCGTATCGTTTAGTGGAGGTACGTTAAGCGCCACTGGTAGCGGCGGTACAGTAACTGCGGTAACTGGCGTAGCGCCCATTACATCAACAGGTGGCACTACTCCGGCTATTGGCGTTACCGCCTCTGCGCTGACCAAAGTTGACGATACTAACGTTACGCTGACTTTAGGTGGAACACCAGCTACATCTTTGCTTGCCGCCACTAGCTTGACATTGGGTTGGACGGGCGAATTGGCCGCTACGCGCGGCGGCACAGGGTTTGGCTCCTATGCAGTAGGCGATATTTTGTACGCCAACACAACTACTACACTGGCAAAATTGCCCGATGTCGCAACTGGTAATGCGTTGATTTCTGGCGGTGTAGGTGTGGCTCCTGCATGGGGTAAGATTGGGCTAACTACGCACGTATCGGGAACTTTGCCGGTAGGCAACGGTGGCACAGGAACGGCTACGGCATTTACTGCCGGATCAGTTGTGTTTGCTGGCGCGTCGGGCGTTTACAGCCAAGACAACGCAAATTTCTTTTGGGATGCGGCAAACGTTCGTTTAGGTATTGATACGGCATCACCTGCTTGCGCGCTTGATGTTGCTGGCGGCATTCAAACAAGCCGCACTAGTGTTACATCGCCCGCTACAACAGACGGAAATATTTTTAGCGGGACGTATGTGCCGACACAGGTAAGCACAAACACAAACGTGGATGCTGTGACGTTTAGTACTTCCCACTATATGCGAGTTGGCAACACAGTTACGGTAGGCGGACAAATTAGTATTGACGCAACAACTGCAGCAACAGATACAATCGTAAAGATGTCATTCCCCATCGCAAGTGCTATTTCATCCAACAGACAATGCGGAGGAACAGGGTCTTCTTTGACAACACCTTACGCTGCAAATAATATGTCAATTTTTGCAAACACAGCAGACGATTGCGTAGAAATTCGCCTTCGTCCAAGTCTTAACACTAATTTAGCTTACGCCTTTTCATTTACGTATTTGGTGATTTAATGGTTGACTCATACACACTTAACTGGGCAGAACAAAAGCTAATTGTCACTTTTGAGGATGGCACGACCAAGGAATACACACAAGCTACTAAAGATCAGTACCTTGCTAATCATCCTGATCGCGTTGAAGACATCATTGCAATGAATTGGTAATGTAAAAGTAGGGAATTAAGCAAAGGAAAAATTATGACCGTTACCGTTAAAGTATTAATTCCTGCTAAGACGGCAGAAAATAGCCAGACCACGCAGTACACGGCGACCGGCGTGACGACCATCATCGACAAATTTACAGCGACCAACTACAGCGCCAGCGCGGCTACCATTAGTATTAACTTGGTAACAGGTGCTGATACGGCAGGTAACCAAAACTTGATTACCAAAACGAAAACATTGCAGCCGTCCGAAGTCTACACGTTTCCAGAAATTGTAGGCCAGGTCTTGGCACCCAGCGGTTTTATCTCTACTATCGCGGGGACTGCAAGTGCTATTAATATTCGGGCATCTGGCCGCGAAGTGACGTAA